CAAAGGATTAAAGCAAGCTGAAAAGGGCTTTAAGGATTTGGAAGGAGCGCAGGCCAAAGCGAAATATGCGCTGGGCAAAGCAAACAAATATGCAGCCGTAGCACTGGGTGGTTTAGTTGCTGGCCTTGGTGATGCCGTTAAAGGCGCTATGGAAGATGAGCAGGCACAGAAGTTACTAGCTCGACAACTAGAAAAAACTACTGGCGCTACTGACGCACAGATTAAAGGCATGGAAGCGTACATAACTACGCAAGGCAAATTAAAAGGCACTACAGATGATGAGTTACGCCCAGCGCTTGCTGGTTTAGTACGTGCTACAAAGGACATCAGCAAGGCTCAAGAATTAGCCAATTTGGCGCAAGACGTGGCTATTAGCAAAGGGGTCAGCCTCGAATCTGTCACAAAAGCCATGGAACGTGCGTATGGCGGAAACATGACTGCCCTAGCAAAACTGTCGCCAGAACTTAAGCAGATGATTAAAGACGGCGCAAGCATGGATGAAGTCATGTCTGAAATGTCTAAGACCTTTGGTGGTGCAGCTGTTGATTCTGCTAACACTGCTGCAGGATCAATGAAGCGTTTAGGTGTTGCCTTAGGTGAAGCTAAAGAAGGTGTAGGCGCTGCATTGCTGCCAATTCTTGAAAAAGCTTTGCCGGTACTGCAGAAGTTTGCGCAATGGGCACAAGACAATCCAACACTGATCACAGCAGTAGCAGTTGCTTTTGGTGTTATGGCTGCCAGCATCATGCTGGTAAATGCAGCTATGGCTCTTAACCCTGTAGTGCTTATTACTGCTGGCATCATTGGCTTAGGTGTTGCAATCGTTATGGCCTACAAAAAGTTTGAGGGATTTCGCAACGTAGTAAAATCAGTAGTAAACGGCGTGTCTGGCTATTTTGAGTTCATGGTAAACGCATATATCAAAATGATTAACTTGGTAATTACAGGCATTAACTTAATTAAGCCTGGCAAAGATATTGCCAAACTTGGTGCTGTCAGCTTTGGCCGTATGGGTGGCGATGATGACGGCGGCAACGTGGGCAGCATTCGAGGCTTTGAGGCCATGGCTGCCGGTGGCATTGTGACTGGCCCTACTATGGCGCTTATTGGCGAGGCAGGCCCAGAGGCTGTAATCCCGTTAGACAAAATGTCTGCAATGGGTGGCGTAAATATCTATGTCAATGGCGGTGATCCCAATGCTGTAGTGGCTGCTTTGCGTACCTACATGCGCCAGAACGGCAGTGTGCCAATCAAGATTAGTAACGCTTTCTAATGGCACAGGAATATCAAGTTGACTACTCAGTCGACAACTTTACCTACACCAAAATTGACAACGTGCAAGACATTACTGTCAACATTGGCCGTCAACGCCAGTTAGATGCTTACAACGCGTCAACTGCCACAGTAACTTTACGCTACCCAACTGGGTACACAACGCCAATAACTGATCTAGTCAGTGGCAACTTTATACGCATACGCAATATGACCACGCTTAATTTTATTATGAATGGCGTTGTTAACAATGTGCAAGTTTCTTATGGCATCCCGTTTGCTGGTGGTGTCGGCAACGCAGACTTTTTAACGTTCACAGTAGAAGGTTCATTTAGTCGATTTGGTAGGGCACAAGGCGAAAACTACGCAATGACAGCGGACACACTGTACGAACAATTAGAGGACTGTTCTACTGCTAGTGGTTTAAGCGTTATAACAGAAGTGACAAACGTGCAACCTTTGGCAGCAACAACTGTGTCTAGCACTTGGGGTGACTGGCTAAACAAAGTGCTAGTAACCATAAATGGCCGTGTTTGGGATGCACAAGCTGCAGGCACTACAACTGTTGTAACACCTTTTAACCTTGCTACAGCCACAGTCAATTTTAGTGACGTAGCCAATAACGCCACTAACCAGGTGTATGACCAGATTAACTTTGGCAGTTACGCAGATAACTACTACACACAGGTTACTGTTGACCCTGAGTCTTTTAGCGCGGCAACAGTGCAAACAGGCACAGCGCCATTCCGCACATTGTTGACCAACACGTTTAGCGCCAGCACTAACCAAGCCACAGACTTTGCTAATTATTTGCTGGCTAACTACGACGAACAAGGCCAAGCGTTGCTGTCTATTAGTTGCCTTGCCGAGGCTCAATCCACGTTCAAATTAGATGCGTTGTCCACTGCTGTTTCTTTGCCTATTTACCCTGGCACCCAGGTAACTGTTACTTTTCGTGGCACAGTGTTTAACTGTGTCATTGAGGGTGTCAGTATGACCGCTACGCCCGAGTCAAGCCGGTACACGTTCTACCTATCTGGTGCCGATCTAAACGCTTACCTTATTTTGGATAACACGGTGTACGGCAAGCTCGATAACAACAAGTTAGGATATTAACTATGGCTATAAAGACTTTTACTACTGGTGAGGTGCTGACCGCTGCCGATACTAATGAGTATCTAGGCAATGCAGGGCTGGTGTTTGTTAAATCACAAACGATTGGCACGACTGTTTCTAGCGTCACCGTAACTAGTGCGTTTAGCGCAACTTACGACAATTATGTCATCATGATTAGTGGTGGTGTAGCAAGTACAGATATGAACATTCGTTTGACACTCGGCTCGACGGCTACTGGTTATTATTACGGCGGAATGTTTGCTAAGTACGACGGCACAAATAGTTCTTTTACAGCCGGATCAAATCAATCATTTCTTGATATTGGGTACGCAAGCGTAAACGCATTATCTGGCAAAGGCGAACTAGACAGCCCATTCTTGGCCAAGCGCACAGTTCTTAGGTCTATTTCTACTGGCACTTCTACTACCTATTTTATGAACAATTACGCAGGATTTTTAGACAATGCAACCTCATACACGGCTTTTACGCTTACCGCTAGTACTGGGACAATGACTGGCGGCACTATTAGCGTTTACGGATACCGAAAGGCATAACCAATGACACGACCAAAAATACAAATAGACGATCTTGTGCGCGAAATGACCGCAGAAGAACACGAAGCCCTACTAGCCACAGGCTGGACAGAAGCAACAGATGAAGCGCCTACTGCTGATTAGCGTCATTGTTGTAACTGTTACCAGCTGTGGTGATCGAGTACGCGTAAACTGTGAACGCGTAAAAAACAAAGCCCTAACCGCTGTAACCGACACAACAATACAAATAGGTGGTGGCCGCTGTGGCTAGACAAAAATACACAAACGAAGAAATAAAAGCGCGCCTAGTTTTTATGGTTGGCGTAGGCCTAACGTGCTCATTCCTATTTAGCGTCATGGCAATCCTCTACGGCTTGCTATTTGTCGTACAGCCAATGGAACAAGCACCTAATGACAGTGCAGGCTGGTCAGTGCTTAGCAGCATGTTGCTCACATTGTCCGGTGGCCTTATTGGCCTACTGGCTGGCAACGGCTTAAAAGACAAACAGCCACCACCACCAACGCCATGAGCAATCGCAAATACCCTTACTACCCATCATGGGATGGCAAAGGCACACAGCCAGTCACAGCAAAACTTGTAGAGCTGTGCAAAGCGCGCTGGGGCATGACCTCACTTGGCACCTACGCCAACAGACCCATGCGGAACAATGCCGGACTATCAGTACACGCCACAGGTTTTGCAGCTGATCTGAAATACAAAGATGAAGCCCAGGCACGTATTATTTGGGACTGGTTTTTAGCAAACAGCAAAGCACTAGGACTGTGCGAACTGCACTGGTACGCCTACGGCGAGTACGGCGCTGGCTACAGATGCTCGAGGGGCGAAGGCAAGGCTGGAGTAAAGATTTACACAGCAACAGACAATGCAGGCAGCTATCAAGGCAACCCGAATTGGCTTCATATAGAACTAGCCGATCAAACACCAGAACACTTTGAGCAGCAATTCAGAGCGCTAAAAGAACTCCCAAAGACTGTTTGAGCAGTCCTGGGGCTAGGTGGTGGGTATCTTTGTTTCCATTGAGATATCCACCACCGCTTTCTAAAATTGTGTATAGTCAC